CCCGGTCCTGCACACTGCGATGATCTCTTCCCATGTATTGTCGGCAAAGCTGTCGTGATATAGCGGCAGAAGCATACTCTGTGTTCCAATTACGATGTGCTGGCTGTTACTTACACTGTTTGCCATTGCCGTCACGTTCCATGTGCCCGCCTTTGGCAACTCCAGCGTACACATTCCGTCAGTACCGGCGGTTCCCTTTACCACCTTGAAACCTTCTGCAGGCGTCGCTGTGATCGAAGCCCCTGGTGCCGTTGTGATGACCAGCTTCGGCGTGATGCCGGTCTGGATCGCCTGAATCGCCGACACGAAGCCGTTCGGATAGACCAGCTGCGCGGACGTGCCTCCCTTGGCTCTGATCGCGTTCGCGACCGCCGTGAGGTCGGTGTCAAATGTCAAAAATTCCGCCATCAGAAGCTGCCTCCATTCGCGTTCGTGATCGTCGCCGCCGCCCATGCGCCATTGGACACCCGCAGGAACTTTCCGTTGTCGGAGGCCGTCACCTCCGGCAGGAATTTTTCATCGCCGGACAGCGTATATCTGCTCCCCCAGAAGCCCTCCGCAGCGTCCGTCGAATGGATCCACGCATAGCAGACCATCAGCTCTTCCGGCGTATCGCCCTGCGTCATTTCTGTCAGCGCAAATTTCACATACCCGTCAGTGGCGTTCGCGTTCAGCTCCGCCAGCGGAAGCAGCACGGTATCATCACCAGTGCTCCCGGCCAGCGTCAAAATTGCACGGCATGGCCGCCCTGCCTGATGGGCGGCAAGGATCTCAGCGAATGACTTATCATGTGTAGCACCCTCGTCGTACACATCCTGCCCCGACAGCGTGCAGGTCACATAAAACGGCTCCGGGTCTTTGCCTGCTGCGCCCGCCGGGCCTTTAATACTGACGCTGGCCGGGTTCTGTTTTCCGCCGTCGTTCGTCCAGCTGAGAACACCGGCTGCGGAAACATGGGGCGTAAAGGTCGTGCCGTCCTGTCCCGGCGCACCGTCCGCACCTGCCGGCCCGGCAGCCCCATCCTGCCCGGGTGTCCCCGCCGGGCCTCTGATGCTGACGCTGGCCGGGTTCTGCTTCCCGCCGTCGTTCGTCCAGCTGAGAACACCGGCTGCAGAAACAGACGGCGTGAACGTTGTGCCATCCTGCCCCGGCGTACCGTCCGCGCCCGCCGGCCCCTGCGGGCCAGTCGAGCCGGTTTCGCCCTTGGGCCCCTGCTCGCCCGGCGCGCCGGGGTCGCCTTTGGGCCCCGGCTCGCCTGGGTCGCCCTTTGCGCCGTCTGCTCCGGGATCGCCCTTCGCACCTGGATCCCCCTTTTCGCCCTTCTCGCCGCGCGATGGCTTTCCCGTGTCGGTCGTCCCGAGATACCAGTTTCCGTTCTCGCCGATGCTCGGGGTTATTCCGTCCGTTCCTCTGGCGCCCGCCGGGCCGGTGTCGCCCGGTTCGCCCTTCGGCCCCTGTTCTCCGGGATCGCCCTTCGCACCTGGATCTCCTTTGGCACCCGGGTCTCCTTTCGCACCAGGATCTCCCTTGTCGCCCTTTGCGCCCTGCAGTGGCCCGTTGTTGACCCACGCATTCGTCACGCCGTCATAGATGTAAATGTCATAAGGTGCAGCCGCGCCCACGCCGTAGGCGTCGCCTACCTCCGGATTCTTGACCGACGCCTGCAGCGCGGAGACCGATCCATAATAGCCCTTGACCGTAAAGCCCGTTCCCGTATCGCCCTTCGGGCCGGTTGGGCCTGCCGGGCCCTGCGGGCCGGTCTTCCCCTGCGGGCCGGTTTCGCCCGGGTCTCCTTTTGGGCCTTGCGCGCCCGTGTCGCCCTTCTCGCCTTTCTCGCCCTTTTCGCCGGGTTCCCCCTTCGGGCCGGTGTCTCCGGTCGCTCCCTTGGGGCCTTCCGCGCCTGCCGCGCCGGTGTCGCCCTTCGGCCCCTGCGCGCCCTGCGGGCCGGTCTCGCCCTTTGGCCCCTGTGAGCCGGTTTCTCCCTTCGGGCCCTGTGCACCAGTCTCGCCCTTCGCGCCGGTGTCTCCCTTCTCACCCTTGACGGTCTCGACGTTGAAGTCAAATGTCTTCCCGTCCGAAAGCGCGATCGTGTACGTTGCCGTCGTCCCGCTCTGCGATTTCTTCGTGATCGACGTGATGCTCGCGCCCGCCTCGCCGGTCTCGCCCTGTGCGCCGGCAGGTCCGGTCTGCCCCTGCGGCCCCGCCGGTCCCGTCTCGCCCTTTGGCCCCTGCGGGCCCATGACCGAGCCGAGGTCTATCACGCTGCCGTCCGTCAGCGTGAAAATCAGCTTCCCTGCGTCCGTAACCTCCACGGCCTTTACCCCGCGGGAGATCAGTCCGCCGATCGTCACCGTGATCTGATTCGGAATTTCTACCCTCATACCTGCTCCTTACTCCACGAATGCCCGATTCCCGCTCGCCAGCGTCGTCTTGTCGCCGTGCGTGTACCGGATATCGTAGGTGTACTTTCCCTTCGTGAATTTTGCCGTGACCGTCGCGTCGAAGTTCAGCGTGACCTGGTCATTCTCCACCTTCGCAAAGCTGAACGTGTGGACGGTCTGCCGCGTATCGTCCAGAAACACGACCGCCATGCTGTCCGTCGTCCCGATCGTGACGGCCTCGCCGTCCTGGTCCTTCAGGTCGAACCGCAGCACGATCGAGAATGTGTCTCCCTCGTACCATCGCAGCACCCCTTTGTCGATCCTCGGGCTCGGATAAGCCCCCGGAATTGGCGTCGCCATACCGCATCCCTCCTTTTCACCCAGTGTAGCAGACCCCCGCGCCGGATTCACCCCACGCGCAGCAAAGCCGGGGCTTTCGCCCCGGCCCGCTCGTTATTTTTCTTTCAGCCACTTGTCAATATCCTTGGACTTATCCGCCCGGTTGAACCCCAGTGCCACATAGGCCGCCAGCAGCTTCTCCTTGAGCTTCTTCCGCTCCTCCGGCGAGGCCTCGATGTACTGCGGCTTGTACGCCTTCGTGATCTCACTTCCGATATCGCCCTTATCGGCTCCGTGGTCGAAGTATTCCTTTGCCGCCGCTTTCAGATCCCCGCCATCTTCGATGGTTTGCAGTATCTTGCCGTACTTCGTATAGTCCTTCCCGCCGGTCCACTCCTTGTAGAGCCAGTACGCCTTGTTCTCATCCTCGGCGTAGTCGTTCGCAAGGATCTTCTGGATCGCCTTCTCCTGCGTCACGGTCCCGGCGGCGACGGCGTCCTTGAGATCCTGCTTCTGCTTCGCGTCCTGCGCGTCCTGGATCTTCTCGTTCATGTAGTCGATCCGCTCCTGCGTGCTCTTCGGTTCCATCTCCGCCTTCTGCGCATCCCCGGCAAGGACCTGATAATAGTACTCTGCCTTCGCCGCGTCGCTGATATCATAGGCCTTCAGCAGCATCATCTTGTCATAGTTCTTCTCCAGCTTCCGCGCCGCCTGGATGAACGCATAGGTCTCCCGCTGGTCCTCGCCTCCCTCGGTCATGCCCTGATACGCTGCGGTCTCCTTCGCGGACAGCGACTTGAACCCGCTCTCGACCCAGCTCTGCGCCTCTTCCGTCGCCGTCTTGCCGAACAGCAGCGCCTGTGCCCAGCTCTTCGCCCGGTCTGCGGGATTGTCGTTATACACGGGATACTGCAGAATGTCGCGGCCCTCGTTGTCTACCGTGTAGCTGCCGCCGCGAGCCGCCGCCGTCGCGCCCTGATACGCCTTGCGGATCTGTCCGCCGCCGAACGGCGTCGCCAGATACAGGCCCGGTTTGATAAGCTCATCTGTGATCGTCTTTGCCTTCTTTGTGGGGGCCATGTCCTCGTTGCTTGCCCAGATTGCTTTTCTAAGTTTCCCGATGTCCGGAAGCGCAGAGGCAACTGCGATTCTGCCATTGTCTATTTCAATCCCCATTGCCTCATCCAGTCCGAGGATCGTCAGCGCCTGTGTGCTCGGGGCCTCACTCAAAACGCGCCCCCATACGCCCGCAATCGCTTTATCTGTCGTCTGTTTCTCCGTCGTAAAATCGATTTTCTCACCCTTCGCAGCTCCGATCCCGGCCAGAACCATGTTCGGGATATGGTATCCGGTGAAATCTCCGACCGTATCGTTGATGATATCCAGCGGATCCAGCGCCGGGCGGCGGCCCACAATGCTTTCGTAGAACTCATTGTAGATCCACGCGCCAATGAGGAATTTGAACATCGCCTTCGCCAGCGCCGCCACGCCCTTCTTCCGTTCCTCCCGCGCCATATCCTTGAAGATCCAGCTGAGCTCATTGTTTACCTCCAGCTGGAACTGTGTGAACAGCTTCACCAGCGGATTCCGCGCAGAGTACAGCGTCGGCGTCGAGCCTTTGCTGCGGTCTGCCATCACGCCGGAAGCAAACTGATCCGCCTCCTGCATCGCGCTCGTCTCGCTCATACCCCGCCGCAGGTTCTGGTAATACCGCGCACGGACGACGCTCCCCGTCGTAAACGTATCAACGGATTCCATCAGCCAACCTGCACCGGCGGAGACTTTATCCATCGTGCTCATGGCCAGCCGCCCATAGCCGCTTCGGTTGTTGATAAACGTCGACGCAGAATCCAGCCCGTCCGCCGTCTTGTAGTTTTTCAGCGTATCCCACATGCCGCGCAGCACGTCCGCCGTCGACACCTGGCTCCATGCCTGCGTGATCGGAATGAAGTTTGTGAGCGCCGAACCCACGTTGGCCGCGACCATGTTCGCGCCCACGCGGGACTCAAACTTCTTCATGACGTTGTAGAACTTTCGCCCCATGAGCTTTTCCATCCCCCGGTCGAGCCGCGACTTCTTTCCCGCCAGAAGGTTTGTGTATTCGTCCAGCTCATCCACAAAGTTCGAAAGCCCATACCGTCCCTCCTTCGTCAGGTTCGCCACCTGCTCGTTGGCTTCGTCCGGGTTGAGGAACGGGTTCATCATGATCGCATCGATCCGCTGTTTCAGCCCTTCGTCCGATGCCCGATACCGGATCTGCGTCGCCAGCGCCCGCAGCCGCTGAATGTCCGCCGTGTGGAAGATCACGTCCGTCGCGACCTCGATATACCGGTCAAAGCCCTGCAGCGCGTCATACGCCGTCGCGTAGCCAAGTCGGTTCTGGATATTCGCCATGTACCGGATGCCGGGTTTGAAGTTTGCCGTGAGGCCGTTGATCGTCGCAGGCAGCGGCGACACATCGCCCTCGATCCCGGCCGCCCTTGCGAACTTCTGCAGAATGCTGCCGCCTTCCTCGTTCTCCTGGAAGTGTGGGAAATATCCCTGCAGATAATTGACCGGCTCATAGCCGTTCTCAATGCGCACCCGGTTCATATCCTGGAACAGCTTGTCGTAGACCTCATGGAAAACCTTCACGGCTGCCCGCACCTTGCCGAGATCCAGCTTCGGGTTTTGCTTCTCGAATTCCTGAATGGCCGCGTTCCACTCGTCAAACGTCATCCCCCCGCGCCTTTCGACACGCGGATGCTGCTTGAGATAGTCCCGGTTGAATTCGGCTTCACCCAGCCACTGCACCGCGTAGCTCTCCGAGACCAGATTTCCCTTCCGTACCTGCCGGTCGAGCTTCAGCGCCTTGATCCTGTCCTGCTGCTCGACCAGATAATTCTTGCGCTTGCTCTCGTTTTCGTGTACGGGCCAGAAATACTTGTTGATAAAAGCATTGGCTTTTTCGTCAGAGACCTTTCCCTTCCGCGCGATATCCCGGATGTTCCGCTCCATCGTCTCGCGCTGGTACTGGATCCCCATGGTCTTGTCGACCCACTTGACGGCCTCGGCTTCCGTCAGCGCCTGCTCGGCAAAGTCCCGCAGCCCCTGCTTGCGCTGCGCGTTCCATGCCTTGAGCTTCAGCGCCAGCATATCATAGTCAGCCTTTGCCTCGTAGACCTTCAGGATCTGCTGCCCGTTTTCCAGCCCTGCCACATAATCCGGGCTTGTCTCCCCGCGCAGCAGCCGGTTCACGATCTTCTGGTCGGCTTCCGTCAGCAGCGTCTTGCTCTGCGCTTTCTCGACCACTCGCCTTGCGTCCTTCAGCTGCGCCCACATCTGCTTCGTTTCTTCCGCTGTCTGCGGAATAGCAAGCTTTTCTTTGGCCTTGTTCTGCGCGTCCAGATACCGCTGCGCCACGCGCAGCCCGCTCGTCAGCCGGTCAATGGATTCCGTGAAATTCGCCTGCTGCCACTTCTTAAAGCTAGCCGCCTGCGGCCCGTAGTATTCATCCAGCGTCTTCTGCACCTTCTGGATCCCGCGCGCCACATCGTAGATCTTCATCAGCTGGTCGCTCGGCGCGGTAATGTCCGCCGGAAACAGCTCCGGCGCCATTTCCCGAAGCTGCTGATACGCCACGTCAACCGGCAATCCGTCCTTGCTGATCGTCAGCGTTCCCATGGCCGCCTTCCGGAACAGGTTGTAGTCCGCAATGTCCTGCCGGTCCGTCTCGGAGATGGAAAGCTTCTGATCCCGGATGAACTTCTTGAGGTCGCCGTATTGCTCGATGTACTGCGTATCTTCCTCGATGCCTGCCTGGTAGGCCGTTTCAAAGAGATCATTCAGCTTCGCCCGGTCAAGCTGCCCGTCCGTAAAGAACGACCGCAGTGCTTCCTCGGCCATCGGCCGCAAAACCTCCCGCTTCGCCTGCCCCGGCACGCTCAGATTCTCCGCCAGCTCGTTCACCAGTCCGGACTCCAGCCGCCGCACATACTGCGCCGCCTTCTCCCCCATCAGATCCCGATACCGCCCGTCCTGCGAAGAATACCGGATATCCGGGTTTGTCTTGTCGAACGTCCCGATGTTATCCGTAGCGGATTTGATCTGTGCGGAATCAAATACAACATAGAATTTGTCGTAAGCCAGATCTTCTTTGCTTCCATCATATTCAAAAATTACGCCGTCGTGCCCATGTTCTTTGGCGTAGCGAATAGACGGTGCTTCTGCAATGTTATCCGTAAATTGTTTCGGGGACAGTTTCACCGTGTACGGATTCTTCATCTTGAGATAGGCTTCAATGATACGGTTTCCCCCGCGTTCATCTGCCATACTCTCCGCATAATCCCTGCTTTCACTGAAGAAGTACGCTCCGTTCTCCTGCTGGAAAGTATTAAATTCCGCATTCGTCCCGTGGTAAACCACCTTCGGCGTCCCGTCCGCATTCACGACCTTGCTCGCACTCTCCGGGTGATTCTTCCAGTCCCCGAACCAGTCCTTAAACGCCACTGTTTCCGTCTGATCGTTCTCCGCCTGCTGCGCACTGGCAGAGAATTTCACCCGGTTGGTATAATACCCGCCCGGATCTTTCATCTCTCCGAAATGATCCATAACGTCCTGCGACAGAACGCTTTGATGAACCCTATTGACAATTTTCAGGAAATCTGCTATTGTGATTTTAGAAGAAGCGTTCGTGGAAGGGTGAACTCCCTGTGGCTTAGTGCCAGCCCGTTCGCTTCTTTTTTGTCTTCCGCTCACCGCGTGCGTGACATCATAGACTTCCACTCCAGCAACGGCGCCTGTCCTTTGCTCAACAGTGACGATTGCCGAGAATTGCCGTCCTGCAGTATCCTCTGCATATGCCGCCATCGCATAAGTCCCGACCACATTCTTTGCCTCGTTTTTAAGTGCATTCACCGGAACCGCATTTTTTACAATATCCCCGATTACTGCACCAAGTCTTGCGTTTGTCAGAATGCGGTTTGCTTCTCCGTACAGTCCATGACGCACGCTGCTTGTGTCGACTCTAAGCAGCTTTCCCGTGTACCGGTTCTGCACAAAGACCTTTCCGTCTCGCTCTGTTCCAACGGCGCGGGCGTTTTTCATACCCTCTTGTACGACTTTCGCCGTATCGACCCGGTTGTCGGCTCCGCGCACCGCGTCGACCTCCGGCAGCATTGTTATGTCCATATCCGGAAGCGTTGTCAGGAAATCGTAGGTATAGACGCTTCCGTCTTCCGCAAGGTTGACGCCCTGATAGTTTTTTGTGGTCTGATCCTTCGCAGCGGACATCTTCACCGGCGGCGCTCTCGCGCTGCCGGATTTTTTCTGCCACTGGCCGACCTCCATCTTCACGTCCGCGCGCAGCTTGTTCGTGCCGTAGTCCGTGCGGTTCATGCCGGCGTAGGTGTCCGCGACGATCTCCTCGACGTAGGCGTCCGTGTCGTCTCCGTAGATCCCGGCGTATGCGTCCACATAGCTCTCGATCATCTCCTTTGTGATCTTGCCCTCGCCCAACAGCCGCTTCTGGATCTTCGCCGCCATCTCCGGCCAGCGCTTGACAAGCAGGTGATATCCCTCGTGCTTCGCCAGCTCGAACGCAGAATACTCCTCGCTGTCCGCCCGGATGAGCACGGAGCCATCCTCCGTCACGGCGGCATCCGCATAAAACGTCTGCCCATCGATCTCCTGCGTCAGCTGCCCGGTGAAGAACCGCGCATTCTGCACGCCCATCGACCGGAAGAACTTTTCCGCCGCCTGGATATCCTCGCTTCTGGCCTCTTGTCCCTTCGGCATGACGCGCACTTTTTGCGCATTGTTCTCTCCGAAACCGAGATCCGAAAGCGTTACTTCATCCCAAGCTTTTGCGAGATCTCTTGCACCCTGCGCTCTTTTTCTTCCGGCGTCAGCTCTTTGCCGCTGCTCTGTGCCTTGGCGAACGCCTCCAGCCTGTCCTTCGGCACGCTGACCAGCCTGCCCGATTTGTCCTTCATCAGTAACCTCGATACCTCCATTGTTTACCCCTTTCTGCCCTGCGGCAAGGCCCGCTCGATATGCGGCTGCCGCCACGTCCTGATTCATTCCTTCGGCGTAGCGCATCGCCCGCTGCTCACTCGCGCCGAGTCTGCCCTGCTCATAGACCTGTCCGAAGCTCTGCGCATACTGCTCCGTAGGCATTCCCGTCGTGTTCCCGTTCAGGAAATACGCCGCTGTTATCTCGTCATAGCCCGCTCTCCGGGCCTGCTCCTGCAAATACTGTTCTTCCTGCTGCGCAGCTGCTTCGTCCAGCTCCTGCTCCGCGCCCGCCGTCTGCTGCTTGGCATACTGTACCGGATCCAGCTCTCCCATGTTCTCTGTCCCCGGAATTGGCGCAAATAAGCTGTCCTGGTTATACTGCTGCTGCGCCGCCTGCTGGGCCTGCTGCACCGCCTGGACGCTTTGCTGTGCCCGATTCTGCTTCTGCTCCTGCTGGTACTGCTGTGCAAGCCTCTGGTTTTCCTGTGCCGTCTCCGCAGCGCTCTTGTAAATCTGGAATGTCTTCTCGTCCGCCTCGGCCTGCGCCTGCTCCTGCCGGGCCTGTTCCTGCAGCTGCTCAAGCCGGGTCAGCGTCTCCGGCGCGCGCGGCTCCTGCCCGTCGTCCACGGCCGCCTGCTGCTCCTTCGCCACCTCACGCAGCGTGTCCTCCACGGCCTTCTGCGTCACCTCGCCGCCATCGTCCACGGTCTGCTGCAGTTCCTCGGCCAGCTGGTGCGCCTTCGTGCCCTCTTCCTGCGCCATGCCATAGTCGATGACGTCCTGCACTTCGCCAGCCTCGATGACCGCTCTGGCCGTCTGCGTGACGTTTGCTTCCAAAATCACGCGGTTCACGCCCGCATACGTCCCGGACATGGCAAGGCCAGACAGGCCACCCGCGAGGAACGAAAGGCTGTCTTCTTTTGCGAAGTCTCCGACCATCGCCGCCAGCGCCTGCGCCGGCGTCCTGCCCTCTGCGATATAATTTGCGTAGGCCGTCATGACCTCACCCCGGTCATGCTTCGCCACCACGTCATACGCACGGTTTAGCCAGTTGGACGCGATCTCTTCCGCGCCTTCCGACGCGAACGACCGCAGTGCCTTCCTCCACACGGCCTTCCCGCTCAACATGTTCTCGATGATATCACCCACGGAGTATTTTTCCGTAATACCCTCGATCGCGCCCTCGACAATTCCGTCGATCAAGGCTTCCTGATTGGATTTCCCGTTCTGGATCCCCTCATACACGGAGTCCGCCGCGACCTGCGAGCCCATCACCCAGTTCATGGTCTCCGCGACCGCATCCTTCGCCCCCGCGCCGGCCGCACCGCCGACCGTCCCGACGAGCCCCGTCGAGACCGCCATGTTGACCGCGCTGTCCAGCGCCGACGTGCCCGCCTGATACAGAAACTGCCCCGTCGGGTTCATCCCCTGCATCACGCTCCCACGGATCCCGGAGGACAGCCGCGTCGCGTTGTATGCGGGGCTGTATACGTTCGTCGGCATATCCTCGTTCTGATAGCCGCCCGCCCACTTCGGCAATACGCCGCGCAGCGATTCCACATTGCCCAGCGCCTTCGCCGGGGCTGTCACCGCCGAGAAAAGCGTTCCCATGATCGGCGTCTGCTGCCCGATCTGTCGCGCCGCCTCATCAAGCTTCTGCGCGTTCTCATAGTCGTCCAGCACCTTCTGCCATTCTGCAAGCTGTTTCAGCTTCTCGTCGTCATAGCCCTTCTCGTTCAGAGCCGTCTTCGCGTCGTATTTTGCAAACGCCCGCACGCTGTACCCGTTCAGCTCCTGCCCGCGGTACTGTCGGAGCAGCTTCTGGTCTTCCTCGCTCAGATTGCCGATTGCCTCCTGCGCCCGGGCCAGCACGCTCTGGCTGTCGACCTGTGCCTTTCGTTTCTGCAGCGTGTCGATCTCGTTCTGCAGCTGCGTCACGCTCTTTCCGTTCTCAGACAGACCCGTCCCGGAAAAATGCGTGTCCGCCTGCTCGACCTCGCGGTTGTAAATCTCTCCTTCAAGCAGCTTCGACGTCCGCCGCATCCCGCGCACCTGGTCCCGCTCCACGGTCTTCATCGCCCGTGCCCGCTCGACCGCCGCATTCACATCGTCCATCTGGCTCTTTACCGACGGGCGGAACGCGTTTCCCAGCGCCGCGCTCTGCTGCTGCAGTGCCATCAGCCCAAGCTGCCGCCCCTGCGCCGCCTCCACGCCGCGCAGGTAATTCTGGTATGAGCCATACTGTGTCTGCATCGCGGAAGACCGGCTGTATTCCTGCTGCGATACCTTCCCGCTGATTACCGCCCCCGCACTCTCCGCCTTTTTCTGCCCGCTCTCGCCATCTCTGGAATAAAGCTGCACAGCGGCGCGATACGCCTCAAACGCCGCCTGCCGGCGCCGCATTTCCTCGTTCCCGTTCTGTACACCCGCTACAAAATCCGTCCGGTTCATAAGACCGCCGGAAGAACCAGCCGCTTTCGACTGGTTCTTCTCGACGCCATTCATAAACTTCTTCTTCGAAATAAGGCTCATTCCGCCCTCCTTATTTTCTGCTCTTTGAGACCTTCGCCTGCTTATAGCTGACGCCGCTGTCGATCTTCTGCCCCGTGCGCTCCCAGATCAGATTTGCGAGGTTGTTCCACTGCTGCTTGCTCATCTGACTTCGCGCGTTCACGGCTTCATCATAGGCCCGCTCCGTCTTTCCCTGCGCCAGCAGCGTCGAGATCGTCTGCATCACGCCCCTGTAGCTTGCGTCCAGCATGGACACATTTTTGTCCCGGTTCCCGTAGCCGTTGATGAGGTTCAGCCCCGCAGAGCTGCTTCCTCCGCCGCCTCCGCCGTCGGATTTCTTCGCTGCCGCCTGCTCCGCCGCCAGCGCCTGCAGGTAGGCCGCGTTCTCGTTGTTTGCCTTCTGCGCCCAGTAGTCGAGCATCGTCGCCCACTGGCTCTGGTCCAGCGACCGCTCCGAGTTGTACGCGCTCCGCGCATCCGAAAGATCCGAATAATAATCGCTGACCGTATCCCGGTACCGGCCGTAGTCCGTGTCTTCCCGGCCCTTCACGAGGCTGTACTGTTTATAAAGGTCCGTCCCCTCATCCTGATACCGCTGATATGCCTGCTGCTGCAGCTGCGGCACGATGTCGTTGAGGTTCTGCAGATACGCATTGTACGCCTGCTGGCCCACCTGCTCACCGTAGGTCGATCCATAGCCGCCCGTGAGTGCCGCCGCCTGCCCCATCGTGTCCTGCATGGCAAGCCGCCCGAGACGCTGATACTGCTCCCGGTACTGCTGGTACAGAGGATCCGTCCCCATGTCATAGCTGAATTTCTTCCGGTTCCGGATCTGGTCATACAGACTCGTCAGCTCATCGTCCCATCGCGACTGATACGCGCCCGGCTTGCTGGCCTTTACCTGCTCCAGATACGCCTGCGCCGCCTGCACGCTGCCTGACGGCGTATAGCCTCCCTCCAGTCCGTTCAGCTTGCTTCTCGTGTAGTCCGAAACACCGGACATGGTGTAGGGGCTGTTCCGGGTCTGGTAGCTTCCGCCATAGTTGCGCGTCGTCTGGTTCTTGTTTACCAGCTGCGACTGATAGCTTCCGTCCGCGTTCACGCCCGTAATGCGGTACGTGCCGCCCCCGGTCACAACCTCGTCGCCGGCTGAAAGCCCCGCCGGGGCCCTGCCGCCCGACTCTACTCGATATACGCTCATAGTCTCACCGCCTTAAAGCTTGAAGTGTGTCGCGTACTGCTTCGGCATGTACGCCTGGTTGTAGGCGTTGAAATACCCCTGATAGTAGCTGTTGTATTTCGCCGCCTCGTTTGCATACTTCGTCGTCTCCCCGTTGGCGTCGCAGATCTTCATCCCCAGATACCAGCGGTAAATTTCATCATACGGCCACGGGATCAGCAGCTCCGTTTCCAGATCCACGTCCTCCCCATAGCCCGTGAACGGCTCCGGTTCCTTCTCGTGCTCGTGTGTACAGATGATATCCCGGTACACGATCCCGTCCAGCTCCGACAGCCACCGGACCTTATCCGGTGTCTCGTACTGGTTCTGCAGTAACCGGTCAACCGTCTCGATTGCTTCTCTGATTTTCATAGTCCCCTCCTTACCAAAAGAAGGGGCATTTCTGCCCCTTCCTCTGCTTCATGCCGTCATGGGCATTCACTTGTCAGTTGTCCGCCTGCGCGCGGCGGAAGGCTTCTTCCTCCGCCATCCGCGCGTTCATCAGAACCTCATACACCGGCAGCGGGACCTGCACGTCCTTGCCCTTCGGCACCATGAACGTCCGTCCGTTTACCGCCACAAAGCGGCTCTGCTCCTCGTTCTCCTGCCCGCGGGGCAGATAGATCGTCTTCATGACGTCCCACACGTCTTCCGGGTTTGCCTGTGCAGCCGCCGCAGCGGTCTTCTCAGTTGCCATTGTATGTGCTCCTTTCTCAGTTGGCTTCGTCCGTACCGGAGTATGCGCTGCAGCTCTCCACGCGGACCATGCGGTCCTCGTACAGCAGCTTCGCCGCCATCTCGGCCTTGTAGCCGACGGTCGAGAACTGGTTCAGCGGGCCGCCGATCTCGTCCTTGCCCTTGACGATCATCTCAAGATTGCCGCCCTCCGGGTCGATCATCTTGTATGCGTCCTTGCCGAGGAACAGCGTCGCGTACACGCTGTAGTAGACCGTCGTTCCTCCGCCAGACGCTGCAGTCTTGACCGGGCAGGTCGAGTTGTTGAAGATCTTCGCCTCCGTCGTCTCGACAAACCGGACGCCGTGCAGCTCGCCGATCTCACCCGAGAACAGCGGCGTGACGTCTGCATACTTGTGCGCCTCGACCCATGCGTTCGAGGACCGCAGGTCGTATGCGACCGACGGATGGATGATCGCGACATACTTGCCGTCGATCTTCGGAGCCTTCATTTTCTTCAGCGTCGTTACGGCCTTGTTGATCTCGTCCGGCGTCAGCTTCGCCGTCAGGTCGAGGCCCGCACGGCTGGTGACTGCCGTATGCGCGCCGCCCGTGCCGATCTTGTCGCAGTACTGCACGTTCGAGCCTGCCACGACCGCGTCGCGCACGCGCTTGTCGATGGACGTACCGGCGGAAGCGCCGAGTTCTTCGGTCGCGCCCAGGATGACGTTGTCCAGCGCATGCAGCTCCAGCTGATCCGAGACCGTCACGTACAGGCCGATCTGCTTGATCGCGCCGGTCGTGCTGGTCTGGCCCATCTTCTGGCCGGTCGGGATGACGCCTTCGGTCAGCTCCTCCGCGTCCTTCAGCGTGTTCCACTTGCGCCACTCGACGGTCTTGCCGTGGTTGCGCGGCAGCGCCTGACGGCCTGCCAGCTGCGCATGCACGAGGTTCGGCCGTGCGTTTTCGAGCAGCTGCGTGTCGTAGAACGTCTTCATGGTCGGCGCGAGCGTGTCGTTGCCGCTGAATGCGGTCGTCTGACCGGTGCCTGCGTTTACGTAGTTGCCGGTCGCGTTGACGAGCGTACCGGCGTCAGCAAAAAACTGAAATCCTACCTTGGATTGAAACATGGTTTCCTATCTCCTTTCTCAGGGGATCACTCGCTCCCCTCTTGCCGCGCGGCGGCGCATGTCCTCTACCTCCGCGCGTGACCAGTGTGTTTTCATCGGGACGTTCTCTCCGCCCGCAGCGCCGGAGCCGATCTCCTGCGGCCGCGCGCCCTGCGCCTGGATGGTCCGCATGACGTTCTCCCGCGCCTGGTTCGCCACCAGCTGCGCCTGTGCCTGTGCGATCTCCTGCTGGTGGACGACCTCATAGGCCGTCTTCGGCGGCACGCCCGCGCCCATGAGCCGCGCAAAATCCGGGTTCTGCATCTCGGTCTCAAAGTCCGCGCCGTACCGCGCCGTCACATCCCGGGCAAAGTCTGCCTGGATCCCGGCGAAGGCTTCTCGCATCTGGTACTCCTGCAGCTGCCGCCGCATGGCCGTATTCTCGGCCCTGCCGGCGTACTCCTTTTTGAGCGCGTCCGTCGTCGTGCCCTTCTCCATGGCCTCCGCGCTGTAAAGCCGCTCGTCAGCGGAAAAGCGCTGTGCCAGTGCCGCGAAGTCCGTCTTCCGCGGATCCGACGTGTCGATCCCATAGAGCGCGCCCAGCTGGTCAATGATCGGCGCCATCGCCTCGGCCTGCCCCTTGTACTGGTTCAGCCCGCGCACGCGCTGCTTTACGACCTTCTGCACCGCAGAATCAAAGTCCTGCTTGTAGCGGCCCCGGATCAGACTGTCAAACGTTTCTTCCTGTGTACCCTGTCCCTGAGCGTCGGGGACGTTGACCGGCTGCTGCTGCACCTGCGCCTGTGCGGCTGCCTCCTGCCCGCTCTGCTGACCGGCGACGTCAGCTGCGCCCGTAGTCTGAGCGCCTGCGCCCGTGAATTCGCCTTCCATGCTGTAAATTCCTTTCTGGCGTTTATTCTAAAATCATCGTAGCACAAACTTTTCCCAACTTCACCCCACGCCGCGGCAGAAATAATCCCGCCAGAACGGGCCGCCGCAATCGTCGGTTCTTATCCCGGCTGCGTGCTTTCTTCCGACTTTTTGCGCGCATTCTCCACGATCTTCGGCTCCTGCGCCTCGCCGGTGTTGATCTCCGGCTTCTCCGCTGCCGCGGCGCTCGCCTGCGGGACTGCCTGTCCGCCCTCCTGCAGGATCTGCTGTGCCAGCCCCTCACCCATGACCGGATCGTACCGGTCTGCCAACGCCAGCGCCAGCTGCTGCCACTCGATGAGCCGCTGCTGCAGATCCGCGTTCTCCTGGATTTTCTGGATGATCGAGTCTTTCCCGTCGAAGTCCATCATGTCCAGTGTAGATAGCGCCTGGTCGACCATCTGCGGGTTGAAGAATCCCAGCTGGAAGAACTGCAGTGCCAGCTCGTTCTGCGCCATGGACGTGTACTCGCTCGCCTTCTGCGCCGAGACCTCAATGTCGAAGACCGGCTTCCGCAGCCCGTCCGGCTGTCCATTCGCGCCGTAGAGCGTCTGTGGCTGCAGCCCCTGATTGCTGTACTGTACGAACTGCTCTGCCCCGCGCTGCCCGATGATCCGGAACTGCCGCGGCAGATCATAGAACTGCCGGATGCGCTCAATGACCATCCGGATCATCCGCGCATACGCCCGGTATGCCGACTTTGTGGAGTCCTTGCTGCTCCTGCCGGATGCCTCCTGCAAGGCCGCAATGGCCGAGGCTGCCGTCACGCCCGAGTTTGTCGCGCCGTTGTTGACATCCGTGTTTCCCGTCGTCCACTTGAGCTCTTCAATTTTGTCCCGCAAGATCGCAATGTAATTGCTGCTGAGCATGTTCACCTGGATCGGAACCAGACTGTCCTGCCCCAGATTCCCATCCACATGCACAAACGGCTTCGTCCAGTCCGCGAACTCCTGCTCGTTGACCGACCCGTCCGACCGCTTGAACCACCGAGGCGTCGTCGCCATGATCGCGTTCTTTACGATCGCCTGATTCATCCGGTCGATCTGCTCCTGCGTCGACTTGCCGATGTCGATATACCCATACCCGGCAATGCTGCCCTCCACCGGGAACAGCGCGTCGACCACAAACGGGTATTCCCCGTCGTCATACAACCCCGTCTCGGCCATGGGCCGCCCGGCCGGCTGCTGCACAATGCTCCCGTCCGGCAGCGTCAGCGTGTCATATTTCTGTTCCGTATCGTTCTCCGTCGACTGCAAAACCGTATCGCCCACCAGCTTCGCAAAGTGCAGCACCTGCCGTCCGTTCTGATATTTCTTGTAATACCAGTCTACCACCATGGACTTCCCGTCAAAGCTGATGACGTCGTCCGTGTTGTACTTCTGCTGGATCTGCGGATTGGAATTGAGCTTTCCCTGCAGCTCTGGGTACTTCGCGAGCAGCAGATCGTTGTCCACCATCTCCGTCAGGAAGATGTTCTTCGACTTCTGCAGATCCCGCACGCCCGGCTCCCAGAAGAAAGACAGAATATCCACCGGCTGCACCGAGATATCCCCGAGTCCGTTCAGCTTCGAAGAATCCCATTTCACGTGCCAGATGAGCGTGCCCTGCTTGAGCTTCGTCCACTGGCTGTCCGAATAGACCTCCTCGAAGTCGTTCTGCTCCAGAATGACCGGCAGCACTGAGGAAAGCTTCGCCGCCTCCTCCCGGTCGTCCGGTTCCCGCGGGCGGATCGCCGGGGCCGGGTAAGCCGCGATCGCGTCCGCGTGTTTGCCCATGATGACGTTGAAAAGCCACGCCGACGTCCACTTGTCATCCTCCGGGTTCCCCTTCTGGATCCGCTGCCAGCTGCGCATGCGCCACCAGTCCTCCGACGCAATGACCCGTGCCTCCAGGGCGCTCTTTCCCTGCCGGTATTTCTGCAGCGTGTCCATGGCCTTTCTGGCCTGCTCTTCGCCGATGGCCTTTCGCGCCTTCATCCCGCTCGCCGTGTCATTCTGCATGGTCGTCTGCATCTGCTCTGTCTGCATTGTCCGCTTCCTCCTTCCGCAGGTCTTCCGCCGTGAGTCTTGCCACTTCGTTCTGGATCCCGTCCAGCACAAAGCCCACGATGACCGGCGGCAGCCCCGCCCGGTTGATGTCCATGATCAGCCGCTCCCGCAGCTGCACGATTGCCTTTGTGATGTTCATTTCAATCTCCTTCCGCCGCTATGGCCGCATTGCCTGAATCAGCTTGTTTACTCCGGCCTTCATGTTCAGCAGTATCCGTGCATAAATCGGGGCTCCTTTTTGGATGCTGTCAGGCTTAACCCCATCATACATTGCTTGCCTCGCATCTTCATCAACATATCGCAGCCCTCCCCCTATCCCATTAAACGCCTGTCTGACAATGCTTGCCGTTATAGTATCCCCAGGCACAATTGTAGGAACAGTATCAGTCCGCACTAATGTCAGCTCGCCCATAGCGATCAGCTTTTGATACAAGTCATTCATCGCAGCTGCGGTCAGATTCGACACATGCTGCCCAGCCTTGATTTTTTCATCATCATTGTCTGTCCACGCAAAATCTGAAACTTGAACGCGACGGACAAAGTAAAATCTTATCACGGATCCGCCTTGTTGTATCCGGTTTAAATTGATGCTTTCGCCCTTGATCCAGCGATCCATCTGCCCTGCGCCTCTGCATATCATAAAAACATATGCCTTCCCATATGTTTTGTAGGCCAGCGTATCTGTGACCGCAATTTCTGTCCCCTCAATTTCTTCGGTCAACGTCGCCATCAGCGTTCCACCATTGTCGGTATAGCATTTTTCCGTATACGTCGCCATATCCTCACCCAAACACCGGCGTTGCGGTGCTGATCCCCTCGATGGACGCTGCATGGAAAATGATCTTCCCGCTTGCGAGCAGCTGGATCCACGCGCTTTCATCCTTGTTCTGCAGATACACAGAGCCCTCTGTCGACTTGATGCGCACCGCAGGGCTGGACAGTTCCACGGCGTAATCCGCGGACGACGAGCCCGTAAAGTTCAGGCTGCCTGCCTCCGTGCTGATCTTGCCATCGGAAAAATTCGTGCCCGCGATCTCCAGCCCAACAGTCACAAGCCCTTCAGTAATGATCTCGATCTCATCCATGATCTGCTTGAGCTTCGTCTGGATGCTCGTACCGTCGAGCTTCAGATCCGTCGCGTTGATCGTTCCGCCGATCTCAGCCCCCGTGCACGTCAGTTTGCCGTTCGCGTCCACCTTGAATTTGTCCTTGATGGAAAGCCCGCTCGTGCCGAAGTACATGCTCGCACTGCCTCCAAATTCATTGGCCGTGCGGAAAATGCTGCTTTCCGAGATCGTCCACGGCCCGAAGGTCGAGTCGGCTGCCGCCGTGATCTTACCCGACAGCACCGCCCCCGCCGCCTCCAGCGTCCCGGATGGGAAATGCAGCTTCTTGTCGCTTAAATACGCGACCTCCTGCCCGTCCTGCCAGAAACTCACCCGGTTCGGCGTCACCGTCACCAGCTCATTTTTCGTCTGGTCGATGACCCGTTCGCCGCCGTCCGTCACCGTCGTCTCGATGTTCCCCACGCCCACGCCGTACACCGGCGCAGCGTCCTTGTAGTAGAGCAGCCCCGTCTTGATATACTGCTTCGAATTGACGGAAAACTGGTTGTTGACGCCCGCCGTGTAGTCATACAGCTGTTTGATGCCGACGGAATTGCCCTCGATCGTCAGCTGCGTCTTTTCGAGATACTTTCCGAAGTCCGAGATGGCCACATAGCTGCCGGACAGCTTCGTCGACCACGTCTCCGAATTTGCCGCGGCGAAGTCCGCCGTCTTGATGATGAGCGCTTTCAGCGCTCCATAGCCGGAGAGCGTCGTTTTCTTCTCCGCCTCGGAGAGGCTGTCCGCGTCGATGGCCTGTGAGATCTCCGTCAGCGTCGCCTTTGCCGACCAGTCGGCGAGGTTCAGCTGCTCCGTCACGCTGCACAGATACCGCCGCATGCTCTCCAGCTGCTCCTGCGTCGTCTTCCCCGCGATGGACGGGTATGCAAGTGTCAGACTACCCATGTTGCACCTCCCGTCTTACGCATCGCTTCCTGCCTCCAGGACTCGCGCCAGACTGAACAGCTTCATCTCGCCCTTCCCTGTCAGCCGGAACTTCAGATGGTCGCACCGCGCGGGCCGGATCGGCAGCAGGAACGTCCGCAGCCCCCGGCCTTCAATGTGCCCGCAGTGCCGCCACACGCCGTCGGAATCATACTGCACCCAGAAGTCGACGCTTGAGCCCTTCGGCAGCTGCATCCGCAGGTTGATCCGGGACACATACTTCTTCCCGACCAGCCCATACGTCATGATCCCCGTCTCCGTCATCCAGCCTACCTGGCCTTCCAGCGTCCCGACACTCCCGTACACGGTCCTGAGCGTTCCGTCCTCAAGGAAATACAGCTCATCGTCCACCCGGGCAAAGTCCGCCGCGTGGGTATTGTCCTCCTTGTGCCACAGACCCTTGCGCGTGTCGTAGACGAACAGCGACCAGTTGTGCGCCGCATCCTCCATGCTGATGAAATACTTTCCTCTGGCGCCGCCGGCCACGGCATTGTAGTAGAGCTTCGTCCCGAAGCAGCTGCCGATCTCCTGCGGCAAACTCCCGTCGTACACGCAGACGCCCATCCGCGATTTGTAATACAGCCGGTCGTCCACCACGACGAGGCTCTTGGCAGACCCATTCTGCACACCCGCGCATTTCTGCACGACCACCTGATGTGCCCCCGTCGCCGACGGATACACCCGATGGAAGCAGTCTTCCTTGAAGAAAATCGGACTGTCGGCCAGCGTCGCCGCGCCTGTCCACTTTCCGTCCGTTCCGCAGCTCGCGCGCCATGAATCCATCGACACGCCCTGGTAGCACTCCCAGTTCTTAAAATCGCCCAGCTTGCAGCAGTAGATCTCATTGACGGTCTCGCCGTCCGCCACGCCGTACTTGCAGCCCCACAGCCGGTTCCCGCTCTCGGTGATGAAGTCCATGCTTGGGACCTTCCGCGCCGTCTTCACGGTCCCGCTCGTCACCTTCGTCGTCTCGTCGACAAGCCCGACAATGACGATATAGCTCTCGCCCACGTCGTAGAGGATCTGACTGCCGTTCAGTTTCTCGATCTGCTCGTTTCCCGTCAGCCCTGAAAGCCGGATGCCGTCATACTGTTTGAAGCCCCTGCCGATGCCGTTCGCCGACAGCTTCAGGTATACCGTCGGCACGCTCACCCACTGGCTTGTTGCCTCCGCCCACTGCTTGAGCGTGTGGAGCTTGCCGGACGTGTCGAGCCAGTACTGCCCGTTCGACGGACTCTCCGGCTGGCTGGCCTGCGTGTAGCTGACCGTCAGCGCCGTCCCGTCGACGAGGCAAAGAGAAATTTCCACGTTCGTGCTCGATGCGTCGACCACATTCTCCTGCCCCATGTACCCGTTGTCCGAGTACTTCTCGGTGTTGAAGTAGATCCCGTCCGGGAAGATGCACAGATACGCGCCCATGGAAATGAGCTGCTTTTCCCCCGCCGAGATCGACACGGACGGCATATACGCCTCCATCGAAGCGCCGTTGATATAAAGCACTTGGTTCTGCACCCAGCACAGCGCATCCTTCGCCAGAATGCCCTGCACCCCCTCGATCGCTTGCGCCGTCCCCCGCCTTGGCCGCGGCGCGAGCAGTGGATAATCATCCGCCGACAGATTCTCCATGTCGTAAAACTCCCCGTCCGCGAGTTCTAGGTTGTGGTTGTATCCGAGAAAGACCTCCGTCATCATGGTCTGCTTCTCAGTCTCCGTCAGTTGTGGTGCCAGCATGGCCTTACCTCCTTTTCATCATGTCCAGGGGATCAAACAGAACCGGCGGTGCTTCTGCCGGTACCGTCGGCTTGATTGGCCGCGACATGCACATATACCGCCATTCGTCCGCGCAGTGATCCTCCATTTTCGTATCCAGATCCTCCACCTTGTGCTCGTCATACATGAGCATCGGGATCGTCCGGATAAACGCTTTGCACCCTGCAAATACATACATTCTCGGGTATCCATCCGGGTCAAACTGTAGCCGGTAGTGGCACTGCATCCACCCCGCAATGCGCTCGTTGTCTCCCGGTGAAAAATATACACCGTATTTCGCTGCGGTCTGCATGATGCTCTCTCCGCGATCCGCCGCCCAGCACGCCGGGTCTGCGACGCCGATGATGTTCTTCCCTTTGAGCCACGCATGCGTCCGCTCGATCCTGCTGATCTCCGCAAACTGTTTGTCCGGGTTCCACTTGACGCCCTCGTTCGGTGCCTTCGTGCATCCGTAAAGCTCCAGAATGCGATAGATCACGCCGTCATAGTCGACCGCCCACCACGCACAGGAAAACGGCTTTCCGTAGCCAAAGTCATAGCTCCGGCAGATCGTCCACCCGTCCGGGATCTCAAACGGCTCAATGACATGCGTCCAGCGCCTGTCTTTGTAGTGTTCCGGATCGTCCCGGAAGTCCTCAAAGAATTGCCCTTCGTAGACGTCCCACCTGCCATACAGCCATGCCTCGCGCAGCTTCGGCGGCAGTGTTTCGAGCTGCTCGATATACTCCGGCTGGATCTGCATCAGGACTTTGTTGTCCTGCACCAGCGCCTGAATGAAGCTGTAGTTTTCCGGCTTCTCTTTGTCCTCAAATCTGCGGTCAATGAACAGGCGCTTGAAATACGCATGTGCCGGGCCGCCCGGGTTCAGCGTGTAGTACGTCCGCTTTGGAAACGGGTTCGTGCCGCGCACGCAGGCGTTGATCTGGTCGATCCACTCCTTTTGCAGCTGCCCGGCCTCGTCAATGAACAGCACGTCGTATTCCGCGCCCTGGTATTGCCCCAGATCTCCCGCGTTGTCGCAGTAACCGAACGTGATCGTCGATCCGTTTGGGAACCGGAAAGTCTTGTCGGTGGTATTGTACTTTGCGATCCCCGCCAGCTCTTTTTTCAGCGGCTCGATGTGGTTGTTCCGGAGCTCAGGCATCGCGCGCCTGACGATCAGAACCTTGATCCCTGCGAAGTGCAGTGCCAGCAGCTTTGCCTTCGTCCGCACAGCCCAGCTTTTCCCTCCGCCGCGCGCACCGCCATAGGCCACATGCCGGTGATGATCCAGCAGAAACAGCTTTTGCTTTTCGTTCGGTTCCCCGAAGCAGCGCTTTTTCATCCCGCGTAAGCCTCCGCCTCCGCCTCCATCGTGATCCTCTGGCTTTCATCCTTTTTTTCGCCCTCCGCATCCCGTCTGTAGCGGAACCCATACTCCAGCGCGAACTGCGCGCCCCGCTGAGAGTCCCGGTCGAACAGTCTTTCGGCCGTATATTGTTCCACGCGCGTCTGCGCGCGCGAAATCGTGTCCATAAATTCTTTCCTGGCCTTGTAGTTGTACAGACTTTGCCTGCTGGAAAATCCCAGCGCCAGCGCAAGCCCCGGGATCGTCGGCGGCTTCCGGTTCACCCAGACCGGTGTCCCGTCTTTCTGGTTGAAAACGATGTCCCCGTCCTTATCCCGCAGGATCTCTCCCTTGCAGCTCTCAAAATACGCCTCGATCAGCCTTTCGATCTGCTCCACGGATTCATACTTCGGTTTCCTCGCCATGGCTCACGCCTCCCTTCTGTTTTCCAGCATAGCGTATCCGGAAAATCTTTTCACCCCACGCACGCAGAATGAGCGCATACGGCGTTCCGCATGCGCTTCGGCTCTCATTCTGTTCTTTCGTAGTATCGGAGCTTCGCCGCCGCGATGCTGCACCGCACGTAGTCAAAGCTGGCGCAGTATCGCGTGATGTAGTCTGACGTCTCCCGCCGCTCAGGAAATGCGAGCACGCATTCTCCCTCGCAGCGGATCGTCTTTTTCCCGGCTGCCTGCCAGAATGGGCAGATATACTCCCTGTGCCAGTAGTCGCTCGTCCCTATCACCCTTTCGTTTTAAAACCTTACGCATATACAAGGTTTAATTTAAGCGGCTCCCGTTCCGCTTTTTCTTGCCCTGTTCTTTCCGTTTACGTTCGTCCGCGTTCCGGCGGGATTACATATTTAAAATAGAGATACCCATACTGTGTGGCTCTCGCCTCCACCAGCACATAGCCCCGCGGCGCCACCGGCGGTCGCTCCACGCTGTACTCGCGCACCGCCTCCGTCGCGGGCTCCGGCTCCGGCCGGACGCAGTTCCTGCTTGCCTTGTACCTGTGCCCGCCGAACTCTTTTCTCCAATGCGCGTGCAGGTAGTCAGCCAGCGCCTTATAATCCCGGCCGTGGTCGATTTTGTTTCCATTTTCGTCCATGTAATAGTTGTGTTCCCGCAAATGCCGAACCTCGATCACGCTGCCGAGGCCCCAGATCCTGCCGATCTCATCCTCCGGAATGCCGTCCGAGATCATGTGCAGATGGAACCGGCTCGTCGACTTGCCCTGCCCGTAGACAATCACGATCTTGGCGTTTGGGTATTTATATAGTAGGCGGCGGTAGAATCTGTCCCGGATGAGTTTCATCTCGGCGGCAGTATGTACCTCGTTCTCGGCGTCGAGTGTCAGCGTGGAATACAGGCTGGTCGGGCCGAAGTTGGCATTGACGAGCGCTTCCAGCTTCCCCTCGGAGATCTTCCGGTTGAATTCGTCCTGCTCTTCCCGCGTCTGGAAGCGCGGCTTGCGCGGTTTGCTGGTCTTTTTGTCCGCGCCATCGGACACGGTATAAACGATCTGCGTACATACCGCCCCTGTAAACAGGCGGCGCTTGTGCCTCTTTGCCATAACTCAGCCTCTCTTTTATACAAATAGCGACAGCTGCGCCGTATGCGCGGCGAAACGCTCCTCTTGTGCTGCAAAATAATCCTTATCGATCTCGCACCCCACAAAATCCAGCCCTGCGTCATATGCAGCGATCCGGCTGCTCCCACTCCCAAGATGCGTGTCGATGATCTTGTCTCCCGGCTTTGCATACCGGGCAAAGATCCACGCATAGAGCGCGACGGGCTTTTGCGTTGTGTGAATACGTATCTCCTTGTTTTTTGCACTCTCTTGCAGCATCCCTTGCCAGCGATATCTGAATTTTCTGACCGCCGACTTGAATGATGTGTACGCAAGTTCGCAATCCGCGAAGTCGTTATTGCCGTTGTCTTTGTCCCACACGATCCAGCATGGGCTGTCTTTTTGCGTAATCTTCGACATAAAATAGTTGGCGCCAAATATAACCTGATTTTTGGATACTCTTTCGAGCTCCTCAAAGTATCCCTTCTCCGGCGGCTGCTTGTCCCAATCTTTTTTTGTAAAATTAGTGTTTTTTGCCAGGACGCTCCCGCCTATTACTCCGCCGTCCATCTCGATCCCATATGGAGGATCGACAACCGCAAGATCAAACGTCTTGTCCTGTAGCGTCCGCATATACTCCATACAGTCCATGTTGTACGCAATGTTCATGTCTATTTTCTCCTTTTCTGCCCGCTCAAAGCGTGGCCGGAGATTCCGGCCACAGTTTCAACGGTCAGTTCGTGTATCCGCACGCCTTGCATGTGCATACGTCTGTCTCAGCGTCCCATTCGCAATCTGATGCCCCGCATTTCGGGCAGTGCCCCCACGCGCCTCGTGCTCCTTTTGGATCTGGCCCCGGCCCATTCAGCTTTGCATACCATGGATCCCCTTTCGGGCCCAGATCTTCCTAATGTGCGGTTGCTCACGATTATCCCCGCGTGCCTCTCTTGCCTTCTCGATCCGCATTTCCAGCCGTGCGAGTTTCTGCTGCCGGATTTTCTGCACTTTTTTCTTGGCGCCATACAGCTGCTCCAGCTCCTCCAGCACGATCTGCACGTCTGCAATCTCCTCGGCGATCTCATCAAGGTTATCGATCCGTCCATCCCCAAGATCTGTCCGCGCCGCAAATATCGTCCGCTGCGCCTTGCACAGTTCCTTCGTCAGCTCTGCCATTTCTTCGATGGCAACCGCGAGCTGCAGATCCACGCCGAACGTCTTGATCGCAGACCAATAGAGTTTCCCCGTGTCAGTCATTCTGCGCCGCCTCCATTTCCTTGCGCTCCTGCATAAATCCGTGCAGAAACAGCTCCAGCAGAGCGGCGGCACGGTTGCACAGCTTTGTGAAATCCTTCTTGCTGATCTGAAGTTTTCCGGTCGTGACGACCTCCGTGTCCACGCTGCCGATGATCTGAATCGTCGGATTCGGCTCCAATGTCTTTGTGCCGTCATCCTCCACCCGGTAGAGCGGCGGCGTAGAGCGCTCCATTACGATCCGCGGCGGGTATGCCTCGCCGTGGAAACTCGCGTCCCAGAATTGGCTGTCATAGTACGCGACAAAATTGTCGAGGTCGCGCGCAAAAGTTCCCATGATTTCTGCCATTTTGATGCTCCTTTCAGATTTCCACGCACTCATTGGCGCGGATATTGATTCTTTTGCCGCCGGACTTGATCACATATCCCGGCGCTTTGAACATTGGGTACCGCTCCGCTTGGTATGTGGCTCCGATCCTTGGCTGGTATTCCGGCCATACCGGGACTTTGGCCGTTATGCGGATTCGGACGAGCCTGTGCGGCAGGCGCTTTTCGCCTTCCGGGCTCTCGGTGCGCAGGTCCTCCAGCTCCTTTGCAAGCTCCCGGCGGCGCTGCTCCAGTCTTTCTGCCTGCACTTTCCCGCGGCACTCCTTCGAGCAGCACCTTGTCTCTATCGTGATCGCGCTCGGCACTTTGTAAAATGTGGCCCCGCAGACCTGGCAGACCAGCGCGACCTTGTTGGATTTGCCCATAGTTTCACACTCCTTCGTCTGGGGGCCGGTATTCCGGCCCCCGTAGGCAGGACGGGCTTTCACCGTCTGCGCACCGGCGCGCCGCGCTCGCTTGACTTACGCTGCGCATTTCCGGGCGAGCCGCCCTTGACTGCCGTCAGGCGGCTTATAAAAAGGAGGCAAGCGATGCACGGGGCCTATGCGATACCCCGTGTGGGATGACGTTTTTGCGCACGTCTCACGCGCTTTCCCGGCGCACGGGCTTGAGGGAGCTTGCCGTGCGCCGCGCCTGCTCATCCGGATTCCAGCCGCATTTCAAGCAGCAGGCCGTCGTGCGGTTCATGCAGGCGTTCCCGCTTTTCGGCAGGCCGCACGGCATTCCCGTCCGGCATTCGTTTTTTCTTCCGGCATTTTTTAATCTCCTGTATATCGATTCCGAATTTCGAGCGCATGAATTTCCGGTTGCGCAGATACTCCTTTGTCCGCGTCGGCGCGGACTTCACATCCTCGACGACGAGCTTGCCGCCGAATTTGTACGAAAAGTCCGCCGTGTACCGCACCGCTCGGATCCGCTCTCCGGTCTCGGTGATGTACGATTCCTGCAGCGTGAACTGCGGCTGAAGGCGCAGGTCATAGATGATCCCGGCCCGAAGCATCACCATCAGCTCGTCATACCGCCGTGCCTCCTTCTGGCTGTCGAACCGGATCCCGGCCCGCTCCGCCCGCTCGTTGTGGTACTTCGCATTCCCCCGGCTCCCCTTCGCAAGGGGAGCTGGCGCCGCAGCGCCTGAGAGGTCGAGCTTCTGCCTTGCATACAGCTCCCGCATCCTCGGCGGCATGTCCGCCATGGATTCAAACCGCAGGCCGCTCATTTGGTCACGCCTCCCGTATTTGTCTGATATTCTCCATAGCTGCAAAAATCGTCAGGTTTCGGTGCGTCTTCCGGGGTAATCTGAACGACCTGAAACATCTGGCAGCCATACCACTCTCCACCGTTGTTGTCCGCAAACCACTTGCAATTTTTGCACCGCACCACCTCCGCAACGTCGGCGGCGGGCACTTTTGCAAGTTTATCGAGTAATCGGCTTATCCTCATCACGGGCGCCATGCACGCCTCGCTTACCCATTCATTCGCTGCTTTCATCGCCGCCTCGCGGCTGATAAATTCTTCAGTCATCATGCACTCTCCTCATTTTTGCTCCGCAATCCTCACAGTAAGATGCACGGTAGTCATCCCATTCGTGTTCTTCGCCGCTATTTGAGCAGATCTGCATGCCGTCTTCCTCCAGCCATACGCCATACACAATCGGCGCAGCATCGGCAGTGCGCTGACGCAGCAGGAGCGTTTTCACCCGCTGAGGTGTCCAGTTCGGATTTTCCGCGTTGCAGGATTCAAAGTCTTTCAGCGCCTCGGTTCTGCTGATAAATTCTTCAGTCGCAACGTTTTCCATCGTCAAACTCCCTCCAAGTGTGATACAGTGCCCATGCCAGCGGGTCACGGACGAACGGCAGCTTTTTCGCTTCCGCGTATTTCTTATCAAGGATGCTCATGGCCTTCTTCCACGCGCGATCTCCGACGTGCAGTTCTGCGGGAAAGCATACCCTTTCCAGTCTGTCGATGTCCTCGACGTGCAAGCGAGCAGTCCCGCGCTCGTCAAAGAGCGCGTAGACGTCCTTGTCTTTGATGTAACCAATCATTTATCCCTCCGAAATTTCCGCCCGCACAACGGGCACGGTTTCAGTTCAGCCATCCTTCTTGCCCTCCATTTCAGCCATCACCACTTCACCCATCCTCTCACCAGATATCCAATCCAAAACCATACAAAAAGAATGTGGAGTATCTGTAACCAATGTACCTCAACCATCTTTCCTCGCCTCCATCTTCTCGAAATAGAACTCTATCGGTTTTTCGTTCTCAATTACATTCCCGTAGGCGACCCCCACCTTGTAGATGTAGTTTTCTTGTAGTTTTCGGGGAATTTCCGCGATATAGCGCCGGAACGTTTCCAGAGAATTTGCCCGTTTGTAGTGGTTACACATTCGGCAGGCTGGCATGAGGTTAGAAATATCGTCCGTTCCTGCGTCTTCGGTGTTCCATGCACGTTGCGGCTTGAAATGATCGACCTGCATATCCTTGTAGGAAATCTCTCTGCCGCAGTAAGCGCAGTGCCCATCGTACTTCGCATAGACTGTCTCGCGCGTTTTCTTACTGATCGCCATTCCTCGCCTCCAGCGCCTTCTCGGCTTCCTCGCGGGTCAGGAATACGGTCTTGCCAAAATCAGAAAACTGATAAAACATTGGCGCCATTGGAGTGTATTGTGCTGCAACAGTCCATCTGTCATCGTTCGTTTCGATCCATTTTACCACCATCGGCAATATGGTCTGCCTATTATTGTGGAATCCGTACACAACATCGCCCACCTTGCACGGCAGCACCACCACGCGCCCGTCCTTGTCGGCCTCAGCAAGCTCGCGGAGGCGGTCAATCGGCAAACCGTCGAATTCCGTGATCTCCGAAATTGCCTTGCCCATCATGGACAGTTTGAGTGCCTCTACGCTTTCCGGGTACATTGTCAGTTGGTTGAAGGCCGCCTGCCACTGGTAGAAATACAGCTGTGCAGCCGTTACGTCCTTGTCGGACATGGCGAGCTTTCTGCGCAGATCCTCGATCTCTCCGGTCAGACGCTCCTTTTCCGCGTCCGAATAGGCGGTTTCCGCCATTGCCTTTGCCGCCGCCAGCTGCTGCTTCAGTCCTTCCGCCTCCTTGCGGACGCGCTCGATCTCCTGTTCGGTCTTTGTGGTCTGCTTCCGCCATTCGTCGGTCTTCTTGCGCAGCTCCGTCTCCGCCTGCGCCCGGACCTTGGCCTCCGCGTCCCGGATCGCCTGCTCGTCGCGCTGGACAGCGACCTCGACGGGCCGGTTCTTGAGCGCTTCCAGCTCGTCCGCCATGCGGCAGGCCTCGTCCTTCGCGGCGGTCAGCTCATCTTCCATGCCGCGCAGCTTCTCATAGGCTTCCTGTGCCTCTTTTTTTGCGTTCTCGGCGCGGAGGGAATCGCTGTTTGCCTGCTGCAGGGCGCTTTCGCGCTCCTGCCGGGCGGCGTCGCGCTCCTTTATCGCTTTTTCCAGTTCCCGGGCGGAAAGATTCTCCGCATCGACCGCTTCGGCAAATTCCTCGCGCTCGTCTTCCGGCACGGCCAGAAGCCGCAAAGCATTGGAAATACTGAGATTTTGCAACGTTGACGATTCTGGCACAGCCCCGAAAATGCCGATCTGCGCCGCGCCGTACTCGTTGAATACCCGCATAAATCTGGTAGCGGTCGCCTGGGAAAACTCCGTGTTTTCCCTCAGCCACGTGCCCCAGCCGCCATACGGGACCATGCTCTTTGCGGCCTCCAGCCGCCGGCCGATCTCGACGCCATAGTAAAGCGTCATGGCCTTTGCCTGCCGGGTCAGCTCGCGGATCTCCGCGCCCAGCTTTTCCGGGGATACCATCAGATTCTGTTCACTCATGCCGCTGTCTCCTTTTTCGTTTTCGCTCCGGCTCGTTTCATCTGCCGGATGTGTTCGAGCCATCTGTCCACAAATTCCTGCACTTCTTTCGTCGGCGCACAGTTCCGCAGGCCGTAATTCTGAAGCTCTTTCACTGTTTTCAGTTCCACCTGCAGCGTGTACCACGGCTTGTCCGGCGCATCTGCGCGGCGGATAATGAAAATGCAGCTGTCTCCGCGCGCCACAATCTCGCCGTAGGTTCCGACGCAGTGGTGAAGGGCTCTGCCCTCGTCGATCAGCTCTTCCTCGGTGCGCACCGGCCGGATGCAGATCCCAGCGTCTTCCCACGCCCACGCCTCCAGCGGCGCGACGACCTTTTCAAACGCTGGGCGGCGCTTTTCGATCTCGGCTTGCTTCCTGCGCTTTTCTTTCTCATTCCGCGCGATGCGCTCCGCCTCCACGAGCCGGTCGTGCTCGCGCTTGAGGCTTTTCGGGAGCTGGATGTGCTCGTCCCGCAGGTCAAGCCCTGCGCGCCGGGCCATGTTCCAGTAGTCCAGCAGCATTGTGATGTCAGACTTTTGCCGTTCCAGATACCGCAGGCAGCGCATGACGGTCAGCCGGCCGCGCATCAGCTGCATGCTTTTGCCGCCCACGGTGTCCGGCAGCAATGCTTTTTCGCTGCACAGCTTGTTTAGATTGTAGATCTCCTGCTTTTTCAGCAGGTTCCAGTCCTCCGGCAGCTTTACCGGCTCAAACGCCCGCACCATCTTGTATTTCGCAAGATCGTCCTGCGTCCATTTCTCCCGGATGCAGAACGCAAATTCCTGCTTGTCGAGGCCCAGCATCCGGGCCGGGCGCTTCTGTTTCCAGTCGATCCATTCCAGCTTCGCGCTGTGGCCGCCGCAGTAGTCCCAGCTCTGTGTATCCCGCGTGATCGCCCTTGCGACCATGCTCCCGCAGCCCTGCACGATCAGATTCTCGATGTTCCGGTGCTTCTGCCGGAGGCGCAGATACGCGGCTGGCCGCGCCTCGTCTCCGGCCGATTTCAGGTACTGCGGCAGAGCGGCGTTCTCAATGGTCGTGCCCGCAAGGTCTTTCGGTTTGCGGAACCAGTCTCCCGGCTTTGTCGCGCCCCATCTGTCGTCGTAGCGCTTGATCTGCTTCCAGTGATCAAAATAGTGGAGCGCGTGCAGACATCTCTGATACCCCGTCAGTCGGACGGTCTTTTTCTGCTCAAAAACGTAAGCCTCATACGGCCACATCCGGTAGACCTTCTTCGCGTCCTTGCCGATGTTCCGCTCTGCGCGCCAGCCCAGCAGGACGAATTTCTCTCCCAGCTGCCACGGTTCGCAGAAATAGACGTTATCGTCGATCCCGGCCCGTGAGAGCTGCCCGATGTGCTTTGCACGGAGTTCCGTTCCGCACTGCGGGCACTGAAGCTTGTCTTCCGGGCCGATCTGCATGACGCCGTTTATAAATCCGAGCGGCGCCCAGCCTTTGCCGCAGTCTGCGCCTTTGACTTTTTCTGCGATCCAGCTGCCGCCGCAGGCCGTGCAGGCTACGGACACCGCGTTTTCGCGTATGCCAGTCAGCGGATCACGATAATATGTATCCCGGTAGATCGCGTATTCGGACTTGAATTTTGTCCGGATGCACCAGTCCAGCGCACCCTCGGACGGCTGCCGGGGCAGCCGCTCCTCATAATCGATCTGTTCGCTCATCCGAAGAAATCCTCCAGATTCACGATGTTTCCGGCCGGCGCAGGCGGCGCTGCGGGCTCCGGCTTCGGCGCGGCCGTCTGCTCCGGCAGGCCGAAGTATGTGCGGATGATCTTCTCTGCCTCCTGGCCGGTGCAGCAGCTGCCGTTTTTCTGCGCGAACGCTCTGATTTCGGCCTCGCAGCCCTTGAGGCTCATGCCGCCGTGCTTCAGATCGTTCAGCACCAGCTTTGCCGCCGCCTCATCCGGCGCGATCATTTCCAGCAGCTGCTCGCCGCACATCCACACCGGGCCGCGCGGACCCTGCTGCTTGCGAATGATCTCCGTTGCCTCTTGCAAATATTGATTTCCCATGTTATACTCTCCTTGTACTTAACTTGTTATGGGGAAGTGTAGGCTTCTCCGCCCTCGTCCGGCTGGAAACGGGCGAGGGCATTTTTTATCCGAACATTCTGTCCGGCTGGTATCCAAGCTTGGCCACGCTGGCCGACTGGTGGTATTCCGGCCGCTTGAAGCTGTAGCCCCAGCGTTTTGCCGCCCAGAACAGGGCCGCCGTTTCGTCCGCGGCGTGGATCGTCAGCTGACGCCCCGCGTAATTCACCACGAAATAATGCTTTCCGGTATATCCCGGCTGCTCGACGATATCCGCGCGCCTCGCGGGCCGTTCGCCCGGATAGCTGATACTATTTTGCCGCATAGCTCTTGCCCCTCCTGTCTTTATTTGCCGCCCGCTCGATCTGCCGGATGGCGGCTCTGTCCGGCTCCAGGCTGATCTTGTCCCGGTGGTTGATTTCGTATATGTGGTTCCGGATGCTCTCATAGAGCGCCCAGCTGCAGCAGCGTGCACTGCATCCCGGCTCCCGGCCGGGGCAATCCTTCGCGCACGGCGACGGGATCTGCCGCATACGCGGCGCGTAGATCTGCGCCGTCATAGCGCTTCGTCCTGCACGCACTGGAGCCAGTACGCCAGCTTTTGCAGCCGCGTCTCCTGCGCCAGCAGCGCGTCCGTTGTTTCGTGGTCGACGCGCGGCATCTCGTACAGGAGCGCCCGGTCGTTCTTGAGGTCGTCCGCGTAGGCGTTGACCGCCTCGATCACGTCCGCCAGCTGGTCAGGGCGGAAGTCGACCGTGATCTTCCGCTCCTTCACAGGCAGATCCCCGTAAGGAACGTCGTGATCGACACGCCGCCGAGGACGGCGGCGATCTCCGTCGCGTGGGCGCAGCCCGCGATGATGCACAGCGCGAAGCCCACGCCCGACAGCCAAATGCACCCCAGCCGCGCCAGCCTCCGCATGGCCTTGCGCCACTGGTAGATTGCCCGGATTCTCTCCCGGCGCTCCTCCAGGCTTTCCCCTTCAGGAACTTCCGGCGGCTCATACCCGATCCGCCGCTCTGCAAGATTGGTTCTCATTCTGCCAACTCCTTCCTCCATACCGGGCTGTCCTCCCGGTTCACGCAGTAGCGCATGGTTTCCTTGAATTCCTCGCCTATTCCTCGCTGGCAGAACGCGGCATAAAATATGTTCAGGATTCGCGCGGCAGCAGCGCTCAGTTCCAGTGCGCTGCCGGATAGCGCAGATACCGTTTTTTTGCCGTCCATGCCGATCTCGACGTGTACCTTCCCGTTATCCATTGGTTTCCTCCTTCGTCTCCTGCATCCGCCGGACGAGCCGCGCCAGACGGGCATTTTGTGTCACAAGCTTCTGCGCGTCCAGGTCCATCCCCTTGCGCTTGAGCCCGTTTATGATCTGCGCCGACTGGCACTCACACACCAGCGCCGCCTCAATCAGATCATGCAGCTCCTGCGCATCCAGCGTCAGGGTGTATGTACGGGCATTTGCCATGGTTAATAGCCTCCTTCGTGTTCCAGCAGCCAGTTTTTCAGCTGTACCTGCGCGACCGCGAAGCACAGCTCCGCGTCGCAGTCCTGGACGTTGACGAGTTCTTCGTCGTCCCCGTCGTAGGCGGTTCCCCTCCGCCACACCCGGACGCCCCAGTTCGTTACCTTGCTGTAGGTGATCTCAAGGTGCATCGGGTAGGTCTTCACCTTCGCGGCAAAAAACTTGAGGAAATCATCCATTCCGCTTCTCCTCCTTCTGTTCCTGTTCCCGGCGGTATCGTTCCGCCGCCCAGCGGGCTAAGGCGTCGATCACGGGCTCGCCGTTTTCTTCGCCGGGACGCTTAAATTCAAAAGTTTCGCCGGGGAGAAATCTCCCGTCCGGCCCCCGTTTCCCAAAAACGGCGATCATGATGTTACGCCTCCGATACCGTGAACACATGGCCCCGGATCGCAAACTCGTCCACGAGCTTATCGTATGCGTTCTTCGCTGCGTCCTCTGTGGGGTAGTACGCGATGACTACGTAGTTTTTAATCAGCGCCCAGCGATCTTCGCAGTCATAGCTGTGGCCGGGCGTAACGTTGCCGAGCTCGCAGACCTTTCCGCCCACAATGTCGACAAGAACGGTTCTGCGCTCTACATGGATGAAGTCTCCGTGATCGAAGGAGCAGCAGCACATAGTGTTCGGGTTGTTGATGTAATTCATAGTAAATTCTCCTTTTCGTTTTTATGTACGCGCCTCCCGGCGCGTTAGTTACTGACAGCTGGCAGGCGGCCTTCGGCGATGGCGGCTTCGATGATGCGCCATGCGACGCGGCGGGCGGCCTGTCGGTTCGCTTCCTTCTGCTCTGGCGTCAGTCGGCGCAGATAGTTGTCCGCAATCAGAGCCGTGCAGTTTTTCAAGTGGTATTCCGCCACGATATGCGGTTCTTCCTCCGCAATGGGATCATAGTGCTTCGGCATGATTTCAGCCTCCTTCCGGCTTTAGCTTTTCCTGAATTGGAAATATTACGCAGAATCAAGGTTCCGATTCCAGCAAACTCACGATGCAGACCATCTGCTCCGTCAGCTTTGCGAGATCCTCGTTTGTGGTTTCCTGCTTCCGGCTGCGCTCGGCCAGCAGTTCCAGCTGCTCTTCGAGTTTCTGCAGCAGATCGTCGTCGAGTACCATCAGACGGCCTCCTTCTTCTCGCTCTTCGGCTGCACCATGGCTGCCATGCCCTGCATAAAGATCAGCGCCTTCTCACGCATTTCCGGCGTAAGCTTGTTGATTTCCGCCGAGATCTTCTCGGCCTGCTGCTTCTGTTCCTCTGACATTGATCTCACCTCGCTTGGTTTATTCCTTGCCCATACCGTAGCATGGATTCTCCATATTGTCAAGCATTATTTTATTCTTTTTCCATATTTTTTGATTGACATTTATTCCGTGCTGTGATAACGTAATGCCAGAAAGAAGGTGATTTGATGAGCACGATCAATGAGCGAATCGCATTCCTAATCAAGGACCAGGGCCTGACGCAGTCCAAATTCGCCGAGCGTATCCATCTTGCGCAATCCCATATTTCTAAAATATGTTCCGGTATCAATGTCCCAACCGAGCGCACGATCTCGGATATCTGCCGGGAATTCAACGTCTCCCTCGCCTGGCTCGAAGACGGCGAAGGGGAAATGTATGTGCAGCGCAGTGCAAATGAGGAGCTGGCCCTGCTGGTCACGGATATCATGTCCGACGCGGATGACTCCTTCCGGAAACGCTTCATCTCCCTCCTGATGGCGCTTCCGCCGGAAAAATGGAGCGAAATTGAAAATTTCGTAAAAAAATTAAACGGAGACGCTTGACCGTCTCCGTTTATTTTTGTATTCTGGTAGGGGGTGGTATTTCATGGCTGCATCTCCCACAATGCCTACCACAGAGTCAACGACTGCGTTGCAGTCCGAGATGAAAAAAACCAGATACCGTACTGAAATCAGGAAAATTCATACCGAATATCCGTACCATAAAGCTATTGGCAAGAAAAGTCCGTATAACGGAAGAATCATCTGGACGGAAAACGACTATGATTTATACTGTCATTGTTACGCTCTGTTCCGCATGTACGAAAAGGACATGGCCGAAGCAGACAATAAACTCCTTAATGCCAATGTCAGCCTGTCTTTAGAGCGCAAAGCAAACGCAGAATTTTATGAAGCCGCGTATAAGCGTTTTCGCTTTATGCGCATTGTCATCTATGTGCTTTGCGCCGCGCTTGCTTACTTCGTTTTCCTTTCCCCGTTCTTTTCCTCGTCGGATGAATCCACTCATCATTCCTCTTCATCTGTATCTTCATCCTCTTCTGCTTCCTCCTCTGAATCTTCGGAGTCTTCTTCTGATTCCAGCGGCAATGGCCCGCAGCGCCCAGATGGTTACACTTCCAATGAGTACGTTGGGAACAAGAAGAGCCACAGGTTCCACAGATCTTCATGTTCCTATCTCCCAGATGAGGATAACCAAAGAATTTTCAAGTCCCGAGACGCGGCAATCTCCGCAGGGTACGACCCATGCGAGCATTGTAACCCCTAGCTTCCCCGCCGGAACGGTTTCCCGTTCCGGCTCTTATTTTATGATGTTCCGCAGGAATCGCAGGATGATTTTCAGCTGATCCAGTGTGGCCCGCTCAATCAGCTTTTCGATCTGTTCCCGTTTCTTTTCCATCTCCGTCTCCATTTCTCCACAAAAACCGCGTTCTTTTTTTGTTAATCTTTACGTCTTGTTCGCGCCTCCCAAAAGTTGTAAGATATAGGTAGGCGTCGCCCGCGCCGCTGGCCGAACAACGGCGCGGGCTTTTGCTTGCGCAGGCGACCGGGAGACGTCTGTAACTATATGGTAGCCTGCCCATGGTAGACTTGTAAAGATATGACAGCTGCTTTTTACAGTCAGACGTCTTGCTTTTTTAGGGGGAATGACATGTTTTGAAGGAAAAATTATCTGATTTGTGCCGTGAGCAGAAGCAGACGATCACTCCGCACAAAACAAATCAGGACGTCGCCGAAAATACCGACCTTTCCGTCGGCACCGTCTCCCAGTTCTTTCGCGGCGACATCAAAAATCCGTCTGTTTACACGGTCGGCCCGATCTGCCGGGAGATGGGCGTTTCTATGGATGAGTATTTCGGCATTCCGCATGATGAGCCTGCCGAGCCTTCCGATGCTGAAAAACTCCGTGCCGAGACCGCGGCGCTTCATGCGCAGCTTGCCCAGCAGCAGAAGTCCCTGCGCATGCACCGACTTGTTACGCTCATCCTCTTGGGTATTCTTTTGCTGTGTGCCCTTGCGCTTGTTGCCGACGTGCTCATCCCATCGATCGGCTGGATCCGCGCATAAATAAAACCGCCCCGGCCCAGCGCCGGAGCGGTATCCGTATAACCTTTTGCCCTTGTGGTGAGAATCTGCTTATGAAATTTACATCTACCTGGAAAATCGCCGACCCGCTCGCGCAGTACATCATTTACCTGCGCAAGTCCCGGAAGGACATGGAGGCCGAAGCTCTCGGCCAGACCGACACGCTCAAACGGCACCGGGCCGCGCTTTTGTCGCTGTCCGAAAACAACGGCCTGAACGTCGTGGAGATCTGCGAGGAAGTCGTGACGGGTGATTCCATCGCCGTCCGTCCGGAGGTGCAGAAGGTCTTGCAGCTTGTCGAAACCGGCAGCTATGCGGGTGTCCTCGTTATGGAGGTCGAGCGTCTGGCGCGCGGTGACACCATCGACCAGGGCATTATTGCCCAGACCTTCAAGTATTCCAACACGAAGATCATCACGCCGAACAAGATCTATGATCCAAACAATGAGATGGATGAGGAGTACTTTGAGTTCGGCCTCTTTATGTCCCGGCGCGAGTACAACACCATCAAGCGCCGCCTGTCCCGCGGCAAGGAGGCGTCCTTGCGCGAGGGCAAGTGGATTTCCGGCAAGACGCCCTTCGGCTGGCTGCGCGAGAAGCTGCCGAACGACAAGGGCTATAAACTCATCCCGCACCCGGAACAGGCCCCGATCCTCCGGCAGATTTATGATTGGTATACCGGCGAGGGCTGCGCGCGCATCGGCGCGAAGGCGATCTCCACGCGGCTGAACAGCCTCGGCGTCCCAACCAACTCCGGCAGCCTCTGGCGCACGGACTCTGTGCTGGATATCCTGCGCAATCCAGCAAATGCGGGCTGGATCAAATCCGGTGGCCGACCGGAGACGAAGCGCATTGTCGACGGCGCTGTCGTCGTCAGTCGCCCCCGCACCCGGCAGGAGGATCTGAAGCTTTATAAAGGGCTGCACGACGGCCTGATCTCGCAGGAGCAGTACGACAAGGCCGTCGCTCTGAGCTATTCCAGCGCCAGCCCGCGTGGAAAGGGTGCGTGGCAGACCGTGACCAGCCTCGCCGGGCTCATTCGCTGCGACCAGTGCGGCCGCGTGATGGTGCGCCGCCCGTCTTCCGGTGGCCGGCGTGATACGCTCCTTTGTCCCTCCTACGGCTGCACGACCGTCAGCGCGTGGTATGAGGATGTGGAGGACGCCGTGCTGGATGCTCTGCGTGGCTGGCTGCGCGAGCTGGAGCTCGGCAATTCCGAGAACAGCGACGATCATTCGCTTTTGGACGCGCTCGCCGCTTCCATCAGCGCCGACCAGAAGCAGCTTGCTAAGCTGGAGGCGCAGGAAGCCCGCGCATACGAGCTCGTCGAGACCGGCGTTTACACGCCGGAGATTTTCCTTCAGCGTTCTCAGGCGCTCGCCGCAGATAAACAGGTGATCATTTCCCGCATTGAAGAGAACCAGCGTGCGCAGGACGAGATCACACGCGCCAAACAGGCCCGCGCCCGTCTCGCCCCCGCCGTCCGCCATGTGCTTGAGACGTACCCCCTTGCCGCAACTTCGCAGGATAAAAACGATCTGCTCAAAACCGTCCTGCAAAAAGTTCTTTACCACAAGCAATCTAAATCCTATTCCAAAGCAGGCAGCGATATGCGCGTGACGCTATATCCCCTTACCGATTGATTCCGCGCGTTCCACTATACTTCGCTATCTACTATTACACGGTACACATGAATGCGTACCATTTAAATGTTGATTGCAGGCAAGCGAAGATCCCTCTCCAGACCGAAGAGGGATCTTTTTATTTTACCACATGCTCATAGTATTCCATGAGCTTGCGCTCCGGCCCCGGGCCGTCTTTATCGAGCAGAAACGCCTTTGCCAGGGCGGCGTAGAATTCCGGGCGGTTGAGGCCGAACTCTACGGCGACGTGGTAGTAGTCCGAGTACATCATGTTCATGGTCACGCCCCACGCCCAGCGTGGGATATCGGTTTCCTGGACACCCATGCCGTCGGCGATGGCGCTGGTCTGATCCATCGACCAGTGCGGGCCGGTCGTGCCGTCGGCGTTGCGCATGGCTGCCGCCCACTGCATGGCGGTCGCGCGGTCAAACTCGACCGTCTCCGGCTCGTCGTGGTCCTCGATCTTATCCAGCCGGCACAGCAGATCTGTGACTGCTGCGGCCTGCTCGACCGTACGCATGGACACCGGGCACTCCGCGATCTCCCGCAGCGCGGCGTGGAGTTTGTCTTTATACGCCTGCATGATAGCACCTCATGCGAGCTTGAGCAGCCCCGTGCAAAGCTCGATCACGGAGCCTGCGGCCGTGCTGTCGGTCGTCGCCACGAGCGTGAATGTATGATTGACGCAGCAGCAGCACCCGGACAGCTCCAGATCCGTCTCCGTGTGGATCTCCGCATTGCCGGATGCCGGCAGCGTGACGCGCTTGAGCGTGCAGGGCAGCGCGACGCCGTCCATGTACCACTGCAGGGTCAGGACGCCCGCGGCCGTCGCCGCGATGACCGCATCTGCGGCCAGATGATACAGGCCGATCTTGACCGTGTCGTAGCTCTGCGGCTCGACCTGGATGGACGAACCGGAATTGACGACCTTTGCCCCGGCCAGCGTCAGCACGTTTTCGCTGTCTGCCGCGAGCAGTTGGGGCGCGTTATTAAAATATCGGACGCAGGATTTTTGATACGCCCGATTTCCATTGCCGTTATTACAAGCCATTTTCATTACTCCTTCCGTTTGGGCTTATGTGAAGGGGCATTATGCCCCGGATAGCTATATCAGGATGGGTCCGCGTCAGCCGCCGCAGCCGCACGGATTGCAGGGCGGGTTCTGGTAGTACCGGCCCAGCTGGCCGAGGATGTACTGCGACTGCATGTAGTCGTTGTTCGCGGCTCTGCTCTGCGCGAGCTCGTCGCGCAGACGCTGGTTCTCCTGCTGCTGCAGGAGCGTCCGGGTCGCCTCGCCCTCGGCGTGGATGGCCGTCTTGATCTCGCACGCGTTGATGCTGGCGTTGTAGTTGACGCCGTCGATCGCGCGCAGGATCTCGCAGCAGCACTTCTGCTGGCCGGCAAAGCCCGCCTCCGTGACAGACTGCAGGTCGCGCAGCTCGCCGAGGATGTTGTAGGCGTTGTCCTTGACGGCGCTGGTGACGTCATACGCGCCCTGGCGCGTTGCCGCGACACCCTCGTTGTTCTGGCGTTCGAGGGCTGCAAAGTCCGTCGCGCGCTGCACGTCGGCCTGGGTCGCCGGGGAGCTCTCGCCGCTGCCGCCGAAGCCTCTGCCCGCGAAGAGCAGGAAGAACAGCGCGATCAGGATGACAATGCCCCATCCGCCGAAGCCATAATCCTTATCCATGGTTTTCCCTCCTTTCTGGGTGGAATGAAATTTGATAGGCGCTTTCGCGCGGTATCACTTGCCGATCTGGCCGACGAGCTCGCCGACCGTCTTGTTTTTGTTTGCCTCGAACCACGCCTCAAAGCCTGGCTGCGAGGCCAGGAAGCTAAGCACCATCTGCGGGCTCTGCCCCTGCAGCGTCGTCTTCGCTGTCTGCAGCAGACCGTTCAGCAGCTTGTTTCCCCCGCCGTTTCCGCCCATCAGGGCCATAATCGGATTTTGCATTGAGCTTTCCCTCCAGTTCTTCGATTTTCCCGGCCATGCTCTGCAGGCCGGCCGTGATCTGTTTCAGCTGCTCCTGCAGCTGGTTCGCCGCCTTTTCCTCTTCTGTCGGCTCCGGGAAGATCCGGAACCGCGCGATGGTCTTGGCCGCCATGCTGTCCGTGCGGATGTAGTACAGCAGGTTCTCGGTCTCGTGCAGCGCGAGCGCGTTGTCGTTCGGCTGCATCTGCAGGTTGTTGATGCTGGCCTCGCTGGCCACGGTCAGCACGCCGATCTTCGGCGGCTGCGGCGGCAGCTGCGGGCCCTGCGGCCGCGGCATGGGCTGCAGCTGGATCTGCTGCGCGCCGTCCATCTCCCAGCGGCCCGTGTACGGGTTGTACGCCATGCGGTATCGCCCCTTTCTGCTTCCATTCTAGCGTTTCCCCGTCCCCGCTGGGGGACATTTGTGTACCATTTGTGTACCATTTGTGGGACATGCGGGCATAGAAAAAGCGCCATGGGCCGTTGTGCTCATGGCGCTTTCTCTTTGTCCGTTTTCCCTACCAGGCGGCGGGCGATATTGTAGATGTGCGGCAGGCGGCGGGAGATGGTTTTGCGGTCGATACCGATTTCACCGGCCGCGTCCAGCTGCGGGAGCCTGCGCACGATATAAAGATTCACGATCTGCTGATCGATCTCATCCAATAAGCCCTCGTCAGCGACGCGCTCCCAGTCGCTGCGCGTGAGGTGTTCCAGCTCCTTCGGCAGAGCCAGCCGCGCAGTTATGCTTTCGTCACTCCCTTCGGCCCGCCGCCGGGCAGGGCTTACTTCATGGCCGCAGCCAGCTTTTTCAGGAGGTCGTCGCCGTATTTGTAATCGGCAAGATACTTGATCGTGCTGTCCGCAAGTCCAGCCTTTGCCTTGATGGTCTTCTTGGCGTCCTCGACGGCCTTGTCGACGGTTTCCGTGTCGTAGTCGATCCACGGGAGCTCCCCGTGCTTCTTCCATACGCGGCTGTTGTAGCCGCTCTTGATACCGATGTTGCCGACGCCGGTGATCTGCACGCCATTACCCCAGATGGGCGTACACTCAACGGCCAAGCCGTCTCCGATGTACAGGCCCCAGTGGCCTGGCATCCACAGCCCTTCGCCTGGGACGAGTTTGTCCCAGCCGGACGCGGATACGTCCCTGCACTTCGCGATCATGCCGTCGGCGGAGACGTCAGGGACGCCGTTCGCGGCGTATTTTGCGCCGCCATATGCCGCGTGCTGATTGCCGTTCCAGCCCCACAGAATGCCCTTCGTGAGGTTCACGCAGTCAAAACCGAAATATCTCTTGCCGATCTGCTTGCGCAGCTCAGACTGCTTGGCGGCTGTGTACCAGCTTGGATACTGTGCAGCTTTTTCCCGGATGATGCTTTCTGTAACCGGCATCCCGAAGCAGCCCCACATATACACGGTTTGGTAATTCTTCGCGACGTCAATATGCCGCCTGACAAGCTCGGACGCTTTCATGATGCTCATTTCTGCGCGTCCTCCTGCGGTTTGCCTGCCGCATCGATGGCATCCTGCGCTTTCTGCGACTGCGTGCCGAAATAGAACGTGATGACCGTCAGGAAGATCGTGAGAAAGTCCTTCCCGGTAATATCGCCGCGCAGGGCGAGGACGGCGAAGATGATGGTCAGGCCGAGCGTGACGATGGATTTGACGCTCAGCAGATTGCCGAGCCGCTTCTTGATGTTTTCCATTTTTGTGTACCCCTTTCGTTATTCTACCGGTTCATTTTTCTTTGCGAATACGCGCTTGAAGGCCAGCAGCAGGAGCTCCCCGCCGAAGGCCGCAGCGGCGAAGGTGAGCACGGCGGTCAGATCGATTTCGAGCGAAAACAGCACGGCGATTGTCTCCAGCGCGACGGCCCAGATCAGCGTCAGCGTCAGGGCCTTGATGCAGTAAACGACAATGGTGCGCGACATTTCGCCCTTGCTCCACTTTCCTTTTGTGCTCATATCATCCCAGTCCCGCATGGGCCAGCGCCCAGCCGACGAGGCCCGCGACAATGGCCGTCACGACCGCCGCGACGATGGCGTCCCAGCGTTTGCCGGGCTTCTCCGTCAGGGCCTTAACGTCGGTCTTGATCTCCCGGACGTCGGATTCGACGTTCTCCTGCTTGGTCGCCAGCACCTTGACGCTGGCTGTGAGTTCTGTGAGGTTTTTGAGGTCGGACTTCATTTCGTCAATGCGGTGCGAGTTGCTTTTCGCCCGCTGCTCCACCTCGGTCACGCGCTCTTCTGTTGTCATTGGTTTTCTCCCTTCTGTTTGTTTTATAAATAATACGATCTCCTCAGAAGCAGAACGCAAAGCTTACGCCGAGGCTGCTTGAGGCATTGGACGCGCCCGCCTGGCCGTTTGCTCTGACTCTGCAAAACATACCGCCGCTGGCTGACGACCGTTCCCACCAGAACTCGTCAACGCCTTCTCTCTTCTTGATCTTCGGGTTGCCTGCCTTGTAATAGTCGTACTGGCTTCCTTCCCCGGCTACGGAAGAACTTGCAGTCCCGAAAATCTCCACCTCGCTGAGCAGGAACAGCGTGTCCGATACTATCTCAATCGTCGTGCTGTTGCCCCCCTCAGATGTCTTCTTGTTTACCGCGTGGATGCCGTTCTTCACCTCCGCCGGCATCAGCGCCAGAATCGCAGGCAGATAGGTCAGGCGCATATCGGTGTTCTTCCAGCCGAGACCGCTCAGGTTGGTGCTGTACATCTGCTTTGCTTCGCTGTAACAATCATGCAGCTGGAACGTCAGCGGAGCCGTGCCGGAGCCGTCCGCATACTCGTCATGATTCTTGCCGATGATATCGACCTGATAGGCCGTCCCGCCGATGTTCATGGTCTTGCTGTCACCCACGGCCCAGCTGTCCGGGGCGATCCCGGTCCTGCACACTGCGATGATCTCTTCCCATGTATTGTCGGCAAAGCTGTCG